CCACTAACCATTTTATCATAATCACGTTTTACACGTTCAGCAGCTTCATCAACTGTTAGTTCACCAGATTTAACTTCATCAAGATAATTGCGTAAAAGTTTTCCATCAGCAACACTACTCATTGCATAATCCGGCATTTGTTCTTCCGGTATTCCTGCTTTAGTCATTATCTCTAATTGTGTTGCCATATCAATTTTCATAATCTTCTTAGCTTCTTCTGGATCAATCGGCTGTTTGTTCTGAAGATCTTTAATCGTTTTGGTCTGTTGTGCATCATCAAACTTAAAATTTGTAAATCCTGTTTTTGGATCAATCTGGTTTGGATCTACATTTAAGGTTTGTTTCGTGTCGGATGGTGCATCTTTCTTTGCTGCATCACTAACACCAATACCAATAATACTGCCTATTGCGCCACTGGTAAGCACTTCATCCCAATTTACCTGCTCTCCCTTTGCATAAGCACTAATAACTTCCTGCCCTGCTTCCTGCAATCCTTCAAGGCTCATTCCAGTAAGCTTGCCAAATATCTGATTCTTAATATTTTCGTTTCTTATACCAAGTTTATTTGTAACTCCGATCAGCAACATATTTGCAAGAAAAGATTTTTCGGCTGCAACACTGTTTCCGGTTTCGTTGTAAATACTTCCTGCCTCTGTCATAGATTCTAAAACTGTCATTGCAGAAGTACCAAGAGTATAAGCTAATCGTGGTGAAACTGTGCCAAGTGCTTTTGCAAGTGTTGTTACTCCCCTACCAAACGGAAGGAAAACTACCATACTACCTGCACCACTGCTTAACTGCTCAACAAAATTTGGGTTTTCTGGTGCAATCTCTTTTATCCACTGATTAAGATTTTGCTGAAGTGCTGTTTTGTTCTGTGGTTTTGTAATCCCAAGTTTATCAGTTCCATATTTTACTGCGCCAACAACACCTTCAGGAATACTCATTACTCCCTGTCCAAAAGAATTTCTTAGCTTGTCAATCGGTGTATCTTGATTTGGTGTAGTGTTCAAATTGCCTGTAACAAGTTTTGTGTAAGCTTCTGCGCCACTTCTGGTATTATCTCCGGTAAACATATCAACAACATCAAGCATTGCTTGTTTCCTGCCCTCTGGTGATGCAAGGTTCATCAATTTTAATGGATTGAAGTCTGCTAATACTCCATTCTCACCATCCCACTCACTAATTTCAGCATTATCTTGTTGATAGTTTGCACCAAGTCCAGTATCACCATAAGTATTATTTGCAGGAAATTTTGCGTTAAACTTTTCAAGTGCGCTGTTATAAACATCTAACATCTGATTAAATTCATCTACTGCAAGTTTGTTGGTTGTATCTAGCTTATCACGTTTCGCAAGTATTTCTTTTTGAACTTTGTTTAATTCACTAACCTCTACTTGATAATCAGAAGTAGTTGCACCAACTACACCAGGCTCAACCGCACCTGCAAGAGTTTTATCTCTAAAATTTTCCGGCTGTAAAATATTTGTACTTTCGGAAATTGTAGTTGTGTCTTTAATGTGGAAAGGTTGCTTCTCCCAAAAAGATTTTGGTAAGTTTTTTAATGAAGATGTCGGTTTGCTTTCGGTAAATGGTGCTTTGTCAGATCCGGTAAGTTCATCAATAAAACTTCCAAGTTGCATTTCCTGCTCTGGTGCATCAATAACATCGGTTTCAACACTGGTATTTTTCTTTTTACCAAGCAAAGTATCAAGATCAACTTTTTCACTTGCTAAAAAATCATCCCAAGAAGTGTTTGAACTAACTTTTATCTGCTGTGGTCGTTTATTCTTACCCAAAATATTTTTTCCTTATTGATAGAAGAAAGTGAAATAACTTCTGATAATATCTATTTGTTCATCGTCAAGTTGCGGATTATCAACTTTCATTTTTCTAATTGTAAGTTCTAGCATTTTGGGTGTTGGTGTATCTTCCGGTTTTAATCCCATTTTTGATTTTAGTTCTTCAATATCTTTTTTAACATTATCTTTTGCCGGAACTAAACCTTGCTGCTTAATCGTTTGTATTACTGGCTCAATAAAACTTGCTTTCACCTGTTCTTTATATTTTGTAAGATCTTCATAGCTCTTAAAATTCTTTAATCCGCTTCCTGTGTGTGATGGTACTGTAAAACTACCATCTTCATTTGGCTTTGCATTCTTAATATCTTGCATCAACTTAATTGCAGAAATAGTTTTGCCTTCCTGCACTGAATTATCAGGTATTGAAATATTGTTGTTTATAACAGTTGGTTTTTCTTTGTAATCTTTGTTTGCTTTCCAAACTGGATTTGTCGGATCTGTTGTGTCCCAATATCCCTTCTCGCTAAAGTTTTTGAACTGTTCACCAGGCTTTACATCTTTCTTATTTTCAGCAATAAGTTTTAACTGTTTTGTTTTTGGATCTACCATCCACTTTTGCTGTCCTTCAGAAAGATCAAACATAGTCGGTTCTTTTGGTTTGTCAGGAATGCCAAGTTTTAATGCTTCAATCCCTTGCACCAAATCTTCTGGTTTTAAGTTTTCATCACCAATAGAATTTAGAAGAAGATCACTAAGCACATTTTTTGCATTCTTAGTACCTGCATCATAATCAACCTGTGTTGGTTCAGTGTTTGCAAGTGCATTTAATCCAATCTGCTTTCGTTGTGGATTAGCATTTATAAAAAGATCATTAATCTGCGTGTTAAATCTGCTTTGATATTCTGGATTTGCTGTTGGTTCAAAACCTTGATTGATTTGATTTTTCGCACCAGATAAAAGATCAAATATTTTCTTTTTGCGTTCACGATCTTTTGCCTCTTGCACAAAAGAACTTATCATGCTCGCAACTGGTGTAAGATTATCATTCCTTTGTAAGGCTTTCCAAATATTTCCTGCTGCCATTTCGCATTTACTCCTATTATGATGATGGTTTAACTACTGCTTTAGCTACATTAGCACCCGCATTTATAATACCAAGTGCATCATCTAACCAGGTTGCATCACTGTAATTACCTAAATTGTTTACATTCATTCCGGTAAGAGAATTTAATCCACCTTGCTTTCTAAATCCACTCATAATATTTTCAAGATCTACATCAGTTGCCATCTTTGTAATATCAGTACCATACTTATTAAACAAATCCATCAAAGCAGTTTTCTTATCTATCTTTGCATTGCCAAGATCACGAATTGATTTTGCTTTGTTAGTAATTATTGGATTAGTGTTTTTGTTAATTGTATCATCAACAACACTTCCGCCAGTAATACCTCTACTTGCAAGGCTTCTAAGTGTGCCTGATTTAGTGCTTGCAATATCAGTTCTTGCATCACTGTTAATTCCGGCTGCTACACTATCAAAACTTTTGTCAATGTTGCTGTCCATCGTATTAAAATCAAAAGGCATTTTAAAATCATTAAAACGATTTTTGATTGTTGGATCAAAAGCTTTTGTTGCTGCAAGTTGTTCATCAATCCCTCGTTGAACTACTGGTGCTTGTTTATCTCTTGCGCTATCACCTGCCATTTTATTTATCTCCTATAATTAAATTTTTTTCCATTATTATCTGATCTTGAAAAACTTCTTCAAAATCAAACTTCTCAAACAGTTCTTTATTGTGTGAAGAAGTAAAACATCTTACAATCGGTTGTTCCATTTTATCAAGTAACTGCATTAGTGCAGCATAAGTCTTAAAAGTTGCAAGTGCGTTTTCGCTTATCAAAGGTTCGATAAAAGCAACATTTCTTATTGCACCAACACATTTAATATTTTTATTTTCATCTTCAGCAATCACAATTATTCTATTTTCAACATTAAAAGTAATATTGTACTTCTGTGCAAATTGTTTAACTGCTTCTGCATCTTCTGGTTTGTAAAATCTTACTATCATTAGTTATACCCAATTACCATTAACTTTTTTATAAATGGTTTTTGTAATTTCTTCCAGGTAAAATTCTCCATCAACACCAAGATTTTTTGACGGAAGTCCCGCACCTGATCTCCATTTCATAAACTTATCAAGTTCTGCAAAAGCTTGTTTTATCAATTCATTGCTTTGGTTTACCTGTTTAATCAGTTCATCAAACTCACGTGTAATTTTTTCATTATCATCTAATCTGCCAACTTGCTTTCTTTGTATTTTAGGTAGTTGCATATTTACCTTGTTTTATCGGTGTCCAGATTATTCCAAGTCCATATATTTCTAAATTATCTGTGCTATTTACTGTTGTTCCGGTAATTTCAAGTTCTGCAACCCTGCCAATTCCACCAGGTATAAGTTTTTTCTGTTCAAATACTTTTGATGCACTGCAAGTTTTTGTGTCAAAAGCTGTTGCACTTTCATCAAAATAAACTTTTAGATCAAATGCTAGTGCTGTGCTTTTATATCTTACCCAAACTTTATCAATCAAAAACATTTCTGTGCTTTTAATACTTTCGCCAAGTAAAGAAATATCAAAAATGTTTTTCCATTTGAAAGGTATTCCGGCAGCTACATCAAGCTTAAAAGCTGCTACATCGTAATAAATAACATTTTGCCTTATAAACCATACACTTCCATCACGTGCCTGTATATAGCCATCAGGATAAAGGTTTCTTTTTTGTTTTATAACACCTTTGCTAGTAAAAACAAACTCTGTTTTATTTGTTGTATCACCAGTGAAGAAACGGTAAGCACTGTCTTTTTCTTCCTTCGCACCAATAATAGCTGCTTTCTGTGCTGCTGTTAAAGTTCGGTACTGATCACGAATACTGTTTTCAGATATTCCAATTATCTGTTGTGTGTCTGCCGCAATAATATCGTTCTCATTAGCCCAAATTAAACCATTGTCAGTTCTTACAATAGATCTTCTTGCAACTGAACCTTTATCAGATGGTCGATAAGTAATACCAGTATCTTTATCCATCTGATTAAAACTGTTTTTCTTCAGTATTGCAAAATCCATATTGTTAAGTAAACCAATCCCAACAATATCATTTTTATCATACTGCTCTGCTTCACGGTAATTACTTGCTGTCAATACATCATACTGAAATACTGATTCTCCGCTTTCCGGTGAAACATAAATCAAATTATTCCAGCGTATATCACTATATGGATTCGCTGCATAAACTGTTTTTCCAACAACAAGTCCTTGATCAAAACTGTTTGCATAAACTAATGTTGGTGCATATCCAAGAAGTTCCTGCATTTCTCCAAGATTATTTGTAAACTCTGGATAGTCTATGTAAATGCTAAACAAATTGTAGAGAAGCCCATCATTATCATAAACCCAACTATTTTTATTATAATTAAGATCTCTTTGTGTTACCTCCGTATCAGAAGTGCCAACTCCTTCAGATAACCACAATCTAAAAGCAGTTATTCTTTTGTTAAAAGTTGCAGCAAGCTTTATTGTCATCGAAAGTTGTTTATTCACCGCTATTGTATAACTGCTTTCAATTATTAAAAATTCACTATGGTCATCAAGAAAAGCTGTTACACGATAAAAATATTTCTTGTTTGGGAAAGTTCCAGTACCATAATCAGCAAAAGCAACTGTATAAGTTCCGGTTTCGCAAGTTGTGTTAATCGGATCTAGCATTATTTCCTGCCTAGAGCTTATTAACGATTGCAAAAGCTGTGCGGCAATACTTGGATAACTTAATGGAAGTGTAGCTATCTGAAAACTTTTATCTCGCATACCAATTGCAAAAGCAAGTCTTTTAGGCTGTCCACCAAATGCAATTCTTATTTCATTAAGAACAGAATAAAAGTTTATATCTGCTGCTGTTATATTATGAAGGCTGTAAAGATATTCAAATGGTATATGGTTTTTCTGGATCAATACTACATCATCTGCATCCCAAGAATTATTACAATCTGCAACCCCAAATTTATCGTCTGCACCAACACCATCACTGTATAAAATTATTGAATGTTCGTTCTTAGTAATATTTGTAATTACCCAACTCACTAACTCGTTTTCATCAAGAAAACCATAATATAAAATCGGTGTTGCCTGATCCGCACCGTGAATACCAGTAATTTTTGTGTAGATCATTTCATTAAGCCATTGCCAAGCATCACTCCATCCAAATATATCAAAACCATAAGTTGCTACTGGTGAGTATGGTAATTTATCAATCGTAAACTCTGCATTTACACCAATTGTATGAGAAATAATTTTTCTAAAGTTTCCAGTATTGCTAGATGTTGGAACTGCATTTGTTGTAGCAATCCTCAAATAACAATTCTTGTATTGGTCTGCTGTTGTAGTAAGATTTGATTTTATAACTGTTGTTGTGCTTCCTGCCTGGATAGTCCCAAAAGTCAACTGCTTCCAAAATGGTCTGATAAATACTACTGGAATATTTAGTGTTGATGGTGTTATTCCGCTTCCGGTTTCTCTGTTAAGTGTTGCCTTACCAACAAGAACTGTTACTTCCCTGCCACTACCATAATCCTGAACATAAAAGTTTTCACCTGCTAAAATTGATAAGTCTGTTAATCTTGCGTTTGATGGTGCAGCATATTTTTGCTGATAACCATCACGTAAAACAAGATCACCCACTCTTTCTCGAAGATCAAAGTTTAATATTTCAGTAGCATCGTTTTTAGCCTTAATTCTTTTACTAGTTGCAATGCCTCTAAAGTCATTTATTTCAGTTTCTATAAAATTGCGCTTCAATGATCAACCTTTTTTAATTTATTATTTATGCGCCCTTTGTTCTATACCTGCTACTTGATTAGCTGATGATTGAATAAGTTCTTTTGTTTTCATCAATACACTGTTTGATAAATCTTGTGGTGCTGCTTGTTTTGCAATTTCATAAATAACCAGTTTACATTTATCAATTAACAAGCCTATATAATCGTCTTTTAGATCTACATAATCAGTATCAGCACTTAAAAGGTTTGGTGTTCGGTAATAATGCAAAGTTAATGTTCCCCAACTTGCAACATCACTGCCCTTAAATAATTCAAGTGTCTCACCTACGTGATTATAACAAACACTTTCACTGTATTCATCAAAATCTGCTAACTTTTCAAAATCACTATCTCCGGCAGGTGCAACTTCTCCATTTATACTATCAACAAGCTTAACTATTTTATGAATTTTTAATGTTGATAAATCAAGAAAAGAGCTGCTGTGTGCAGGAAGTACAACATAACTAAGATAGTTTATAGCTATATCTGCACCTAAAGCAAATGAAACTTCAAAAATACTTGTACTAATTATTGCTGTAACTGTGCCAATTCCCATATAATGAGCTAAACCACTATCACCCAATAAAGCTATTCGTTTTCCAATATCTGCGCTAGTAATTCCGTGTCCTGTATGTGTAATCCTTTTTGTCGCATTAGCATAAGATGCGCTTGCAATTACAGGTGTTGAAGCACTACTGGCGGCATCTGCTAAAACAGTTTTATCTTGATAAAAAGGATTTTGCGCACCATTTAATAAAGCAGCAAGATCTAGCAGGTTATAATTTACAATACTTGTAATTTCCTTATCTTGTAAACTTTTCACACCTAATTGCCTTGTTAAAATTCTTAACAAAGATTTTATTTTTTTAAGTGTATAATTTTTTGATATTGACATTTTATCTTTCTCCTACTGTTTGTTCATAAATTTCTTTTGCTATTTCTGCTATTTGTGTTACCCAATGATCTTTGTACTGAATATCATTTGTTCCGCCACTTGTAAACGGATTGCCAGTTGCCGGATCAACTGGTTTTGCCAGGTAAAATATTGATAATGCTTTTGCATTAAATTCTGATGCAGGTAAAAATGTGAATGCACCTGCATTCTCATAAAAAAATAAATTGTCTGCGGCTGGTGTGTACTCCTCAATAGTTCCTGCTAGTAATTCATTTGTAAGTGATTCCTCAATAAATCTTATTATTTTACTATCAGATGTTCTTAACCCACTTCCAACAACATTAAAATAATCCAAGTAACTAGCTGCTAAAGTATATACTCCCCCTGCTGTTGTTGTTGGTATCATTACTTTAATTAGTTCAGGAAATATTTTGCCGTAAGCTTCTAGGTTGCCTTGTGTTTGTAACAAAGTATCACTAAAAAATTTTAGCATTGCTCTGTTTACAAATCCTTCAATCTTTGCAACTGATGTTAATTGCTTCCCTGCAACAACAATTAGTGGTGATCCTGCTTCAGTAGTTGGATCGTTTATCATTTCCATAAACAATAAAGCAACTTTATTAAATTTTGGTGATGGCATTTATCTAACTTTCCAATAATAAAATTCAGTTATTTTCTTTTTCTTTTTTGCTTCAGCAAGTTTCTCTAATGCTTCAATAAGTTCATCCTCATTAACTCGCTTCTCTTTCCTCTGTCCTTCTTGCCAATACACAACAATACTACCAGTTACAATCGGGTATGATTGGGAACTGGTGTTTTGCGTGTGGTTTCCCTTCGAACTTTGCAATTTCTTTTTCAAACTTATTCATCCAATATTCTTTTAGATCTGGTTCATCAACCAGTTCAGAAGTTGTGTAATACTCAATAGCTTTATCCCAATAGCTTTGTATTTCCGGCTGAACTTTTGTTGCTGTTGTACTATCAGATATTTGAGTAATGCTATCTTCCAGGTAAACAGAAAGTGTTATTATCTCTCCACTTGTTTGTGGTGCAGGATATAAATGTATGCTTCCATCAAACACACAAGCTTTTAATGGATGAGAACTTTCATAATCAAGATTTGCAAGTTCATCAAATTCATCTTTGGTAATAAAATCTAATTTCCCGCTTGAATAAGTTGCAGGAAGTTTATAAGATTTTATTTCACCGATTTTTAATTCAGACATAATTTATACCCACTCCGTTCCATTCCAGAAATAAGGTGAGTTTAGATCAGTATCTACCCATACACAAACATCAGTGGTCCTAAGTGTTGCGCCAAAAGCTGTTCTTTCTGCTGTTGTACCTTTCTTAACTAAACTCTGTGGTACACTAGTACCATTGCTTAACAATACATAAGATCCCTGATCTGCAACTGTGGTAACAGTAATTTCTTTTTCCAAACATTGCGTAAGCATAATAATTTGTTCCTGTGCTTTCTGCATCGTTTGATAAACAAGTTTATCTTTTATATCACGTTCAGAAATCTTATGTATGTTTCTTCTTACTTTAGAAAATATTTGCTCTGTTCTAGGCATTGTTATTATTCTTTAGGTTTGTTTACTGCTTTACCTTTTTTTGCAGGTGCTTCTTCTGAAGTTTTAATTGCCTTTTTAACTCTTTTATTTTTGTTAAAAGGTGATTCTGTGCCAACTTCAGTTATAGACAACTTATGTGCAATTGCGTGTTTTGCAAGTTCATCTACCATTTCAATCTCTCTTGACTTGCCTGTCTTTTGATTCCAATGTAATACTTTCATTTTGTGCGTTCCTGTTTTGTTAGAAATGATTTTTAATTAGTTGTAAGAACAAAAGCATCCCGATCAATCGGGATGCTTAAAAGAACTATGCTGCCGTGTAGGTGATCCCTGTCCAAGCACCGCCAACTTCACGTGTGTAAATCTTTCCGGCTGCTAGATCAACAATCACACCCGAAAGTATGTTTGCATAATTAGCAGTGTTGATTGAAGTACCTTTGTAAAGAACAATTGCGCTGCCATCACTTAATGGAATAACGGCTATATCAGCCGCAACCGCATTTGTTATACCAAACCGATCTTCTACAAACTGGTTTGCCACTGGTACAACTGCGTTTGTTTTAAATTCAGACATTGTCTTATCTCCGTTAATTAAATAAATAAAAAATTAAATGAACAAATGGTGCAGATTGCTCTGCACCGTAAAAACACTATACTTCAATATCATCTTCTGAATAAGTGAAGTAAACTATTGAACTTTGATTATCATAGAATAAATTTGCACCGTTACCCATAACATTATCATCATCAATAATATCTGGTCGGGTAAATCCGTAAATCATTCTTCCACCATGCTCAATCCACTGTCCGTGATCATCAACTTCCTCTGTAAGTTTAAATCCCAAACCTTCAGCAGCAGTTATTCCACCTGCGCCAATAAGAATTGCGCATTTACGTGGTGAACTATCTCTAGGATCATCCATAAAGTTAGATTTTACATAGTGAACACCAGTGCTTAAACCGTTTGAAGATTCAGCAGCTACAAATCCATCATCACCAGTAATTCTTGCGGCTGGCAAAGTGCTGTCAACAATTAGAAAAGCACCTTCATAAATGTAACCTTCAACTGCGCCAGTGAACAATGGATTCTTCTGCCCTTTATCCCAAGCTTCTCTCATTGCCTGTTGCCAAACAGTATCTTCACGTAACTGTCTTGCTTGTGCATCGTGAATAAATATTGGGTAAAGTTCTAAACCATTCTTTTTAACTGTTGGCACTTTGAATTTATGTCCTAAATAAACAAGATTTTTTATTGATTGAGTGTTAAATTTATCTTCATCAACACCACTAGAAAGAGTTGCTAATGCAGTTGCACAATTAACCTCGTAACCACTGTCAAAAGTTCTTGCTACGTGTGTACCTTCAGCAGTTTTGAAAACTACCTGTCCATCACCTTGAACAAAGAAATTTGGATGGCTTCTTTGTGTGTAACCAAGTCCATAAGTAGCGTGTGTTAAGTTTGTGCTGTAACCTGTTAATAATGCAAAATACATATCAAAAGGCATTAAGCGTGAAAACCAATCTTTAAGATCATTTCCACCGCTTTCATACAAACTCATTGCTATTTCTGGATCTGTCATTTGAACTGACATTTCGTTGTCTTGAATAACAACTGCGTGTCTGCGCATATTTATTGCACACTTTGTAGAAAGGATTTTTCTTAACTCACCAGTGCGCTTTAATGTTTCAGTTCCGGTCTTACCCTGTCCGGTAAGTGGTCTTAACAATGGCACTTCAAGCTTTGCACCTTTCTTAGATTTAAAATCTCTTACAATGTGAACAATCGCTTCAGTTGGCTGCATAGATCCTGGAACTGCGCCAAACTGCCCTGTCTTAACAAATTTATCATAGTCAATGAAAGAACTCATTGCACCAATCTTGCCTTTGTACCAAACTTCTTTGCCAACTTTCTTTTCAAGATTAGTTCTAAAATGGAATACATCAGGATTCATAATACCGCCTGGTGTAGCCATTGCAAACGTAACACCTGCTATTCCACCACTAAAAACAGTTGCAATAACTGTTAGGATGAATAAGAAGGCATTTATTAAAATTTGCTTTTTCATTTTTAATACTCGCTATTTTGTTTGAAGAATACTTTTTTTGTTATTTGCTAGTACCTTCTCCATTTCTTCAAGCGACATATCTTCAGTAATAAGTTTACTAACTGGTTCTGGTCTGTCAATCCTTCTTCTGTTTCCAGAAGTGCTAATACCTGGATCTGCTTCTCGTCTTTCTCTGCCACTATAAACTTCTTTTGTAACATTGCTTCTAACAGCATCTACAATAGCGGCTTTATAATGTTTTTCCATTGCTGTAACCAGAGCATCACGATCAACAACTGGTATTCTACCGGATTTGTCCAGATAAGAAACAATTTTTGGGTTTGGTTTTCCATCGGGCATAATGAATGTATCTAGGATAAACTTCTCGGTGTACTTTATTCCAAGTTCATTAGAAGTTAATCCAACATCTTTAAGCCCTTTGTCAAACTCTTGCACTGCGCTAACAACATTAGCCTTTGCGTTTTTTTCCCAATTGTTTGCAATAGCTGATATATTCTGGAAGGTTTTGTTCCATTCTCCCTCTGCTTCCAAGTATGTGCGAACAAACTTTTCTGCTCTTACTGGTGAGTGCATTTTCAAGTCTGCTACATATTCATCAAGTGAATCTTCATCCTCAAAAATATCCTCTGTAATATCAGGATAACTGGTTTTCAATCCCTTCAGCAAAAACGATTTACGTTCTGCTTTAACTTCTTCAGCACTCATAATATCAGTGCTGCCCTGTTGTTGTTCAGGCTGTTTATCAACTATTTGCTTCCCACTTTTTAACTGATCAATAAGTGCTTGTGAATGAAGCCAACTTTTTAGTGCTTTTGGTGTAATAACTTCACCAGGTATTCTTTGCAGATATTCCTGATATTCTTTTGGTTGTGATGCAATGTACTCTTTTGTGATTTTTACAGTTGCTTCAGGTTTATCTGTTACATTGTTTTTATCACTAGAATTTTTTTCCTGTTCACCTTCAGGATTATAAAGAAGATCTTCTTCCTTCTCGGTTTTATCCGTATCTGGTTTCTTTTCTTCCTGCTCACCACCGTTGGCGATTCTATCTCTGATAATCTTTTCATTTCTTTCAAGATCTTCAAAAGACAAATCATCACCAGTTTTAAGTTCACTATTCTGATCTATCACTTCGGTTTTATCCTCTGTCTTAGTACCAGAATTATTTTCAAGAAGTGTTGTTTCATCTTTCTCTAAAAGTGTTTTACCACCTTCAGCACCTTCTTGTTGAAAGAATTTTCTTAAAAATTCTAACATTGGTTTTATCCTTTGTTTACTTGTTTATAAAACTATTTTACTTTGAATCTTAGTATTACATCAAAGGTTGCATTATCTCCACCAGATGCACCATTCTTAAAATATGCTTTGTAATACTTTGGTCTTACATTGCCTAAAGTTGATGGTGTAATATTTGTGTATGCAACTCCGGTAGTTGTATCTACTAATTGAGCTAATAATGGAAACGTGCTTTGTGCCGGATCATTACTGCCTAAAAGGTTTACAAAAATATTTCCTGCATTATATGTTCCGGCTGCAAAATCATAGCTGCCATTAACATACTCTAGTGTTGAAAAGTCCGGTAATTCAAAAGCTTTGCTTGTCAATGCAACATTTGTGCCGGCTGTTGAATCAAGCTGCCCTTTGAATTGTACTTCAAAATATCCGTTAGTTGTTTTTGATTTTGCATCCCATCCACTTGTAAATTGTGCGTAAGAAACACTTGCGAAAAGTAATATTACTATTACTACTGTTAAGAAAGATTTGAACGATTTCATTTTAGATCTCCTGTTTGTTTAATGATTCACTTTTAATTTTGTGGTCTTGCTAAATTATCTACTATTAAATCAGTACCAGTGTGGTCAATACATCTTATTGTTTCGCCATTTATAAATCTATCGTATCTGTTATTATGCTGTGCAAAGAAAGTATAAAAAGCTTTTTTGCATTCACTGCATACAACTGGTGGCACTTTGTGTTTTACTGCTTCTTCATAAATATCAAGTATATCTTGAACTGTTAATTCTGTTTTTTTCATTGCATCACCTGTGAAAGTACATTATCATAATTCTTTTCATCAAGAAAAGCTTTGTTTTGTTGTAGCTGTGATTCTAGCCCTGCATATTCTTTTGCAAAGTTTAACAAGTTTTCTTCCTCAACTGCTGCTGCTTGCTCTGCTTCCATTGCTGTCTGCTGCTGTGCCTGTTGTTCAATCTGCCCTTCTACCATTTCAATCCTTCTCATCCAGGCTGCTCTATTGCTAACAGTTGAAAGCTTTACAATTTCTTTTGGATCAATCAGTGCAGGATTAAGTTGCATTAAAATTTCAATTAACTGCATACCTTTTTGAGCATCAATCTCTTTAGCTGTTTTCCCAACTGGTGTTGCGCTAATTGTAACATCGTATTCACCAATAGAAGTATCGTTGATAACCTGTCCAAGAACTTTTTTATTTATTGTCAACCAGTACGGATCACTAAAGTCTTGCATAATTCTAAAACTTCGTTCTTCCTTCATACTGTTTTGGATAAACCAAAGATTGTTTTTACTTATCTGCAATCCGGTGTTAAGTGTTGTTTTTACTACCCAAGCTTGCATAACATCTGATTGCTGCACTCTTGCATTAAACAGTTTACCGCTTTCGTTCTGTGATTCTTTTTGTCCAACACTATTTAATCCAACTCCTGAAATGGTGTCTATTTCTTCAAGCTTCATCATCTGGTATCTTTCAATACCTTGATTAACTGTTGGAACAGATTTTTCTTTTATCTTGTTTCCACTTATTGCACCATTGTTTACAATATCCATTCCGCCAATTGTTGATTGAGATTTTCTAAGTGCAACTTCTTTTCCTTTAACTGCGCTTTCCTCTGCCATCAATCCACCGTGTGCAGTTCTCATTAAGTAAGTAAGATTTGTATTGTCTCTTAGATTTGCGTTTCTTACCGGATCTTTGATGTGATCAATAACTGATTTTGTCTCTAGTGCATTTGGATGGAAGTCGTAACAGCTAACCATCGAAAATTTGAAGTTACCATTTTGTAGCTGTTGTGGTGCATCGTAAAGTTTTAAGTTTAATCCTGGTGCAACACTGGTTTGATAAATGATGCTGTCTGTATCTTCTTCAAGCTTCCCTTTTATTCCATCACCAATTTGTTGTCTCAACATCTGAAGCTTTGCATTATCGTACCAATCTCTACCATAATCTTTTATTCTGATGTAATCAGAATAATCAATCTCTTTACCAGTGCGCCAATCGTGGAAGATCATTACCGGAACATCACGTCTTTCGTAAAAATCAATTACCTTAAACTTTCCCCTGCTGTTTATCCAAAGTCCGTATTTATCAATTAGTTGTGTTGCACTGTCATAACCTTTTGTTTCTCCGCCATACTCGATTGCCATATTGTGCATACGTTCCGCCCAAGTAGCAAGCATTTTCTTTTTTGAAGTGCTAGTTCCAAGTAGTGCTTCGGCAATTTCTTCTATCTTTGATTGAAGATCTGGTTTTTTTCTTGCGTAAGTTTTTATTATTTCTTCAGGTGAGTACCAGGCATCATCATCAATAAAATTGCAATCCTTCAGCGTTCTCATATCAGTAAGAGAAGTATCAAACTTTAGAAATGGTGAGTAAGCCTCAATAACAACTTTACCTTTTCGATCACCTGCCTCATAACTGAAGTATTGGTTTATCCAGGTAATTCTGGCAATGATAGCAAAGATGTATGCTTTTGCAAGTTCATACTCTAAGCTGTTCATATTGTTGTTTACAAAGTTGTTTAGTGCGCCAAACATCATTGCTTTTGCGTGGTCACCTTCCTCAACACCATTAACATCAAAACCTGGCATATTATCAATAAAGTTTCCTGCAAGTGCTAAAACTTTGGGATTGAAATAATTGCTTTGAAAGTGTGGTCTTTTTTCAGAGATAAGTTTTGCAAGATCAGCAGCAGAAAAGATATATCCTTGTGCAAGATAAAAGTTTTGTAGCTGTTCGTTCTGGAATGCTGTAAATTCTTCAGTAAGCTGCGTATCAATTAACGATATACGCATTATCGCTTCAAGATCTTCATACTCTGATGTTTGTGAAGGGTTAAGCAAGATTTTACACCTTTTTACTTTTTGTTACTGTAAAATAGTGTAATAATTAAATATCAATCAATAACGGATAAAATTTTTCTCTAAATCCCCATAACCGAGTAAGCATCTTCAGGATCACCCATTTCATCCTCTAGCATTTGTTCAATCGGATCTTTCTTTTTCTCCGGTACTGCTTCAGCTATCATCATAAACTTATATCTACGTTCATCAATTGCGTGATCTTCAACATCTGGATTATTGCCCTTCCCTTCAATATCTTCAGGCTGTTTATTATCACTCATAGTGCCTAGCAGTTGATCAATAAATGGTTTATTCATCTTATCAAAGATTAAAAACTTTGGTGATCCATCTATATTTTTTCTTGTCATAAAGTCTTTCATATTCCACCAACCAGTAATACGATCATTAACTGCTCTTTCAAGATTTATTCCGGCTTCGTTAAAATGGTCTGCAAAAGTTCTTAGATCTTCCACTGCTGCTAGTCTATCACGTTTTTGCCAAGCAGAAGGATCAGCAACTATTCTTTCCGGCATTCTTCCACCAGTAACTTTTAGGTTTCTGATAAAACTTGCAACTGCTTCTGCGTGTTGTGGTGCAGATCTATCACGTTCATAATAAGTTGCTACTTCATAAACATTAAAATCATAATCAATTGCACTGATGCTAAAACTGCAAGGTGATGAATATCCTGGATCTAGTGCAGCAAATAGTTTCCATCCTTTAGGTATCTGAAAAGGTTCAATGATTTGTTTCTTAATATCAATACCCTTAAAAAACATTCCTGCAAATACTGTCCAATCACCAAAAAGAAAAGCCATCATCAAATCGTGTGGTAGTGTGGAAAGTCTTTTTGCATAACTGCTAAACTTCAAACAATATTCTCTGCGCTTCGTTTCACTCCATTGATAATATTGTTTTATACATAGTGCTAACAACTGCTTGTTATTAACTTCTCCTGCAAACTTACTCTTTTTAATTTTTGCATAAGCATCTTGTAGTAATTGTTTCTTTACCCAAAAGTAATTATCCCAAACATAAGCTTGAATAAAATAGTAGTCTTTTGGATTATCGTTTGGCAAATAAACTTTGTCAATAAATATTCTTTTAATGTAACTGTGTGAAACTCCGCCAGGATTCATTGTAAGTACCATCTTTGGCACAAACTGTTCATTTGGATCTCTGTTAGAAGTAGAAAGAAATTCTATTTGGTATTGCGTACATTTAGTAGCTTCATCAATAAATATCACTGGATATTCAGTACCTTGAAACTTTTCAATATCATCGTTTGTTTCTGCATACCCAAATTTTATTGCAGGTAATCCGGTAATTGGATGATAGATAACAAGTTCCTGTTTATTAAAATATTTTCGTAAGAATGGATAATGTTTTAAGAATGGATAAACGTGGTTAGCAAGTAATTCTTCTCTTATCCTTCTGAAGATCAAAACAGTTATACCAAGCTTAAAAGCAATTAGTATTGCACAATCACGTATTCCGTGAGATTTTGCACCACCTCTAGCACCACCGTAACCAATCCACAAATAAAAACTAAAAACAATTGCTTCATAAAGTTCTTGTTGTTTTGGCTGCAACACAATTGCAAGCAGTTTTTTTTCAAGCTGTTCTTTAGTCATTGAGTTATTAAAAATTTCTTTAATCCTTTTGCTTCTACCAACCAAGCAGGTACATAAATAATATCCTCTAATATTCTCGTTTGGCTTTTAGGCAACCAAATAATATTAGCCCCATCAAATTTAATTTGATATGCTTTATCAGTTTCTTTAAGCACACTTTCAAAATCCAGTTGTTCTGCTTCTGCTATATCCATTTTACTTTTTACCTTTCTCTGTTGATATTCCAAGTAACTTTGCCAGGTGTTCTGTCTCTGGTGTTACCGGAAAGTAAGTATTGTTTGGTTGTCCAAGATAATTGTTAAGTGTAATTTCAATTCCACCAACTTTATTTTTGTCTGGATCTTCCTGTTTCTTCCAATCTGGTAAATGTTCTGTTAATAAACTCAACCCACCAAGTGCGCTTTTTGCATCAAAGATATAAGCTGCTGCAAGCTGTCCGTTCTCTGTTTGTGTTAGCACGGCATTACCTTCACGATCAAATACTTGTCTATGTTGCATCGAACGTTCTATTATCTCAACTGTGTTTTTAATGATGTACTCAATATCAATCTTTGTGCTTTGAACAATCTCTTTTTTAAGAATGTCAACATATTTAGAAACATTAGGATTTCTTAGGGATTTACTAGCCTCAACACTTGCTGCATTTCCTCTGCATTTATACCCTGCTCTTTTATAAGCTTCAGTAGCATTGAAGTCTTTTATAAATTCCAAACAAAACATTTGCTGTTTATCAGTAAGCACTTTTTCAAGTTCTTCTTTTGTTTCTGGATCAATAACAACTGGTAGATTTTTATTCTGCTTTTTCAATTCTATTTTATTTCTTTTATTGAAACTTTAACCTTAATCACTTTCGGCAACTTCCATCCAAAAGGTTCACTTCTTAAATCTTTTCTTTCTTTTATATATCCATATCGTTTGTTCCGATATTCAATTGCTTCTTTTTTGGTATGGAATAATGCAGGTAAGCGATTATCAAATATTAGATGCTCGGTTATGCCATCAAGTTTATTTTTTGATTGCCATTTCAATCCCCACTTTTTTGATTTCCAATCTATAAATCCTCTTGCTACATCAGCAAGTTCTTTAATTTGGTTTGTTGATAACTCATTTGTTTTTTTCATAAGACCCTTTCTGTTTAATTAACTGCTGCAAGGTGAGAGTATTCCTTGCAGCATAAATCAACCTGCATCCTCTGGAAGTCTCCTTTCAATTTTAACAGGTTGAAACTCATTTTTTGTTTCTACACTTCATACACTGTTTGCGCTGAAGATGCAGAGAACACATATCCTTAAAGTGCGCTTCCTTCATCTTACCATTAACAAAAAACACTTCATAAACTCTTTTACAATCTTCACAATACAAAAGCTTTTCTTCCGGTTCATAAGACTTAACCTTATCTGGTGGAAGTAGTGCTTTCACGTATTGTAAAGATTTGTTTTTCATATATCAGATAACTCATATTGTTGCTGTTTAATCTTCCGATCTAAAAAGAAGTCTGAAAGAATATCATTAACCACCTTTGCTTCTGATTGTGTCAATTCTTTTGCAAGTGCTTCAACATTGCTTGCGTTTTCTCCTTCAATCCAAAAAGTTTTCTTTTTACTTTTATGTAAGACATCAAATTGTCTTACATAATTGCTGCGCTTCCTTTTTGTTTGATATACATAAAAATTTTCCATCATTTATCCTTTTCTCGTTATCAGATAGTTGGGCGGAACGCTACCTAAATGTAACGTTTATACCACCCTTGTAATCCTTCTTAAAATAAATTGCTCCTACAACT